CTAACTTTGGTGTTATCATAGCTGGCCATGATTCTGCTGTAGCAACTGCTGAGCAAATCAACAAGACAGAAACATATCGTGACCCTGACAGCTTTGCTGACATTGTTCGTGGTATGCATTTATACGGTAGGAAGATTCTTCGTCCTGAAGCAATCGTAACTGCTCGTTATAACGCAGCTTAGGGGGGATATAAACTATGGCTACTTTTGATATGACTTCCAGTGCTACTGCTGGTGTTGGGGCAAACGTTCTTGCTGTTCCAACAGTAGTTGGTAATGCTGTACGAACCATTGAAGCAATCTTAGATATTGATGCTATGATTGCTGCAGGTGCTACCATTGCTAATGGTGACATCTTTCAACTACTTGAAATCCCCGCTGAATCAGTAATGCTTGCTGGTGGTGCGGAAATCATGAAGTCCTTTACTGCAAGTTGTACTTGTAATATTGACTTTGCTGGTGGAGATGACATCGTTGACGGTGCTGCACTTGATGCTGCTGCTGGTACATACCTTGTAAAAGGTTCTGCCGGTGAAGCTAACATTGTAAATACAGGTGCTGCATCTACTTATGCGGCTGCTGCGTTAGCTCTTGTTGGTGCTGCAGATACTATTGATGTTGTTATCGCTGGTGCTGCTGCTGCAACTGGACGCTTACGTGTCTATGCAGTAATTGCAGATATTTCGGCTGCTCATACTGAGGCTGCTGAAGCCCAGCGTGACTTGCTGTAATACATTACTAAACTTTGGGGCTGGCTTTGTGCTGGCCCCATTGCTACATTTTAAGGAAACATGATGGCGCTGACATTTCTTGAATTAACGAATGACGTTCTTACTCGTATGAATGAAGTCGTACTTACTTCCGCTAGTTTTACGGATGCTAGGGGTATTCAAGTACAATCTAAAAATGCTATCAATGAAGCTATACGACACATTAATCAAAAAGAATTTGCATACCCTTTTAATCATTCTACTAACACTTCAACATTAGTTCCGGGTGTAGTAAGATACACTATACCAGCCAGTACAAAATATATAGATTACAATACAGCAAGAATAAAAAAGGACACGGACCTCAGTGCATCAGGGGTTAATTTAAAAAGACTTAACTATAATGAATACATAAGTAAAGAGTTCGCAACTCAAGAAGATGAAATTGAATCTACAACTCTGGATGGCACACACACAGACTCTGTGACTACCCTGACTCTTGTTTCAACTACAGGCTTCGCAGCATCAGGCAGTGTCTACATAGCTAGTGAGTTGATTTCTTATACTGCTATCTCAGGTAATACTCTTACAGGTTGCACAAGGGGTGCTGAAGGAACTACTGCTGCAGCTTACGCTAGTGGTGTAGTAGTTACGCAGTTTGATAGTGGAGGTGTGCCTCAGTATATTGTACGTACCCTTGATAATAATTATTTACTGTATCCTTATCCTGACAAAGAATATACGTTATTCTATGATTTCTTTACGTTCCCTGATGATTTAACTGCCCACGGTGACACTACTAGTATTCCTGATAGATTTAAACCTGTCATTACAGATGGCGCTTCAGCGTTTATCTACCAGTACAGGGGAGAGATGCAACAGTACCAGATTAACTTTGAACGTTTTGAGGAAGGCATTAAGAATATCCAAAGCTTATTAGTTAATAAGTTTGATTACATTAGGTCTACTGTAATAAACAGACCTACAAGTTCTAACTCTGGGGTATCCTTTTAATGCCAGATAGTTCTCAAGTACAACCTGCAGCATTTAACTGTGAGGGCGGTTTAGTTCTAAACCGTTCTACCTTTATGATGCAACCGGGAGAGGCTTTAGTATTAGAAAACTTTGAGCCTGACGTTGAGGGTGGCTACAGAAGAATTAACGGCTATCGTAAATTTGTTAATCATATTATACCACAAACTGCTTCTTCATCTGAAAAAGTAATTGGTGTAGCTAGTTTTGCAAATAAAGTAATAGCTTGTAGGGGCGAAAAGATATTTAATGCTGGAACTACTGAATTATCTACAACTATAACTGCAACTGAAACTATGTCAGGGTCAGGTACGATTAGAGTAGAATCTGTTAGTGGTTTTACTTCTAGTGGTACTGTACAAATTGAAAGTGAGATATTTACATATACAGGTGTTACTAGTACAACCAATCCAAATTTACTTACCGGGGTAACTAGGGCAGCTTCTAGTACTACAGCCGCCGCACATATTAATGGTGTAGTTGTATCTTCTACGTGGACAGAAATTGATACAGGAAGAACTAATGCAGCAAAGTATAGGTTTGAACGTTTTAATTTTAATGGCACTGATAAAATTATATTTGTTGATGAGGTAAATGCTCCTGTAGTTTTTGATTCTTCTTTTAATGTAGTTGATGTTGCTGCAAGTGCAGTTGCAGGTGCTAAACATGTAGCGTCTTTTAAAAATCATATGTTCTATGCAGGTAAAAGTACTACACCAGAAGAAGTTATATTTAGTGTACCTTTTGATGAAGATAATTTTACTAGTGGTGATGGGGCGGGAAGTATTAAAGTTGACGACACTATAGTCGGCCTTAAAGTATTTAGAGATTCTTTATTTATATTTTGTGAAAATAGAATATTTAAATTGACAGGTAATACGTCTTCTGATTTTGCTATAATTCCTGTTACTAGGTCTATTGGTTGTCTTAATGGAGATACTATTCAAGAATTTGGTGGTGACTTAATTTTTCTTGGACCTGATGGTCTTAGAACCGTAGCTGCTACTGCAAAAATTGGTGATACAGAACTTGGTACAGTAAGTAAAAATGTACAGTCTCTTTTTGATGTTAACATTAAAGACTCATTATTATTTGAAAGTGTTGTTATAGCTGACAAGACACAGTACAGAATATTTTTTACTAAAGAGGGTCAGGCAGAAAACCTTACACGAGGTGTTGCTTGCGTAATAAAACAACAAGGATTTGAGTTTTCTGAAATACGAGGAGTAAAACCTACTTCTACAGATACTTTTATAACTTCTGGAGATGTAATTGTTTTACATGGAAGTAGTGATGGTTTTGTACAAAGACAAGAAAAGGGTAATACTTTTGATGGCACACCAATACTAGCTAGATACAGAAGTCCCGATTTAAGTTTTGGAGACACTGGTATTAGAAAACATATGCAGAGAGTTATTGTTAACTATAAACCTGAATCTGCTATTGACGCTGATTTATTAATACGTTATGATAATGAAGGATCAGGTTCAGCAAGACCTGCACCATATGCTTTAGACTCTTCTGCTATTGCAGCACAGTTTGGTAATGCTTTATTTAGTGTAGTAGGCGCTGCTGCTACTTTTGTTTTTGGGGGTCCTTCACAACCTATTATAAGACAATCAGTAGAAGGTTCAGGATTTTCTGTTATACTAAGAATAAATGATGGGGGTGAAACTGCACCTTATTCACTTAAAGGGTTTCAGTTAGAGTATCAATTAGGAGCAAGACGTTAAATGGGCGCTACATACACAAGGCAATCATCTTTTACAGACGGTGACGTTATTACCGCCGATCTGTTTAACAATGAATACGATCAACTTTTAGCTGCATTTGCATCTAGTACAGGCCACACTCACGATGGTACTGCTGGTGAGGGTGGGCCTCTTGCTAATATGTTAGGGCATTCTATTACTTTTGGAGCAGGTACTGCAGGATCTGATGTTGTCATTACTTTTGATGGAGAAACTAATGATGGTGTCCTTAAGTGGATGGAAGATGAAGATTACTTTGAGTTTTCTGATGACATACTTATTGCTACAACAGAAAAGGTACAGTTCCGTGACACTGCTATCTACATCCACTCATCTGCTGACGGTCAACTTGATCTCGTAGCTGACACGGAGATACAAATTGCTGCTACTACTATTGATATTAATGGTCTTGTTGATATATCAGGTAACCTAACTGTAGGTGGTAACTTAGATGTTACAGGTACTATAGACTTTAGTGACTCTAATATTACTAACGCTGGAACTATGGGTCTTGATAGTATTTTTGGTGATGCTGACGCCAACACTAGTATTACATTTAGTGGATCAGATGTTATTACAATAGCTAATGCAGGTACAAATCAAGTTACATTTAATGACGGAAGTATTGCTCCTGTAACCGACTCAGATGTTGACTTAGGTACTAATAGTTTACGTTTTAAGGATGCATATATAGATAGTGCTACTGTAACAGGGAATGTTCTAGCTGGCGGTACAGTTGAACCTGCAGGTGATACAGCCGCTGGTGATGATGCTGCAATAGGTTATACATCTGCTGAAGGTCTTATTCTTACTGGGCAAGGTACTACTAACGACATTACCATTAAGAATGACGCTGATGCCGATGTAATAACAATAGCTACAGGTACAACAGTTGTAGGTATTCCCGGTAGTCTTGATATAGAAGGTGCAATTGATGTTAATGGTACAGCTAACTTAGATGTTGTAGATATTGACGGTGCGGTTGACATGGCATCTACACTAGCTGTGACAGGCATAGCTACATTTACTGACGATATAATTATTGGGGATGGTAAGACTATAGGTTCTGCATCTGATGTAGATGCTATTACTATTGCTGCTAATGGTCAAGTAACACTAACGCAAACATTAATAGGTACAGCCTTAGACATCTCTGGTGATATTGATATAGATGGAACTACTAACTTAGACATTGTAGACATTGATGGTGCAGTTGACATGGCTACAACTCTTGCTGTTGCAGGAAACGTAGACTTCAATGGAGACCTAGACGTAGACGGTACAACTAACCTAGACGTAATTGACGTAGACGGTGCAGCTAACTTTGCGGCTGACGTAACCTTTGCAGACGGCGCAGATATTATCACTGCTTCAGCAGGTGACAACAATGTTAGAATTGGTGTAAACGCAGGTAACTCAATAGCCTCTGGCGGTAACTACAACGTGGTCTTGGGCGATGAGGCTGGTACTGCTTTGACCACGGGTGATAATAATGTGGCTGTGGGTATGGATGCATTAAAAGCAACAACTACAAGTAGTAATAATGTTGCTATTGGCAAAGGTGCTTTAGTAGCAAATATCACAGGCGAAAAAAATATAGCTATTGGCTCTGCGGCATTAGACGCAAATACCACAGGTGACAAAAATGTTGCGGTAGGAAACTCTGCTTTAGGTTCAATGAATGTTACCGATGGTTCTGAAACTTTT